CCGTCCCGCATCCGATCTATGGATTGCTCGGCATCTTTGAAGACGGGCACCCCGTTGATCCGCTGAATATAATAGTACTGATCCTGAAGGGATTTGTTTATCCTATCCACGGCATAAGAAATGCGTTCCGCCTGCTGTGCCATCTGCTCCGCCTGGGCCGCCGCCTTCTTTCCGGCAATTTCATTAAAGAAATCTACCAATCCATCCACAATACCAATGATCCCATTGATCAGGGTGAGCGTGTCTCCGGTAGCTATATAATTGGCGATAGCGCCCGCATTGGAAACGATCTGCCCCATGGAGGCCACTGCTTGACCTGTTTCATCACTAAATTTACCGATGACCCCCGACAGCTTTCCCATGGTCTGTCCGAAGTAGTTCATGTCACGCTCCAGGCCCTCTATCTCCGACTGCTTGAACTCAAATGTCTTTCCCAAAAACCGGAACACCTTGTCAACCTCATCAAAGGATTCCTTATTGACGCTGATCTGGATGTCCTTCTCGATTTGGGAGGTCAGCTTGTCAAGATTTTTGGCCATTGACTGATATGCTTCATCCCACTCATCCTTTGCCTCATCGGCCATATCCTTATACCATTCCTGGATCTTGCGGTTGGCCTCAATGATCCCCTCTGATAACTCCAGGTTGATAATCTTCAGCTGAGCACCAAACTCCCTGTACTGGCCTTTCATATAGGCCAGGTACTCATCAAACGAATCCCCATACTGGGTGAAGACATCATATTGATCACCTGACTCCCCCTCAAGGCCAGCTGCACGAAGGCGCGCAAGCTCCTGAAAGGCTTTTTTCGCCGCGTCCAGCTGCTTCTCCAGATCTTCTACATTCAGAATCTGAAAGCCACCCTTCCCTCCGGGGCCACCACCATTAAAAAAGCCGGATGTCCCACCGAAAAGATTGTCATCAGTAAAAAATCCTTTGTATAAGTCCCGGATCTCCTGTGCTTTTGCTTCCAGGTTTCCCTGTTCAATGACCATTTGCTCCGCCAGATTGAACACCAGGTTATAATCCTTCCCACCCGTGAACGTGTCAACAAATTCACGTACACCCTTCTGTAGCTCCGCCCATTTTCTCCCCGCCTCAGCGGTGTTGCCCTCCGACATGAGCTTCTTGTAGGCCTCATCCAGCTCCTTGAATTTTCCGACCAGGACATCAAAATTGTTTACCGCCAAGCCGGCCGCTTCGTCACCCAGCCTATCAGCCAGCCCCTCCAATAGCTTGCCCTTTATTCCGGCTTGGGCATTGATAGCCTCTTTAGTAGCACTCTCCAGGGCCTCAGTCATGGCCGCGGAGGTAAGCCGATTCTCCATGGCTTTCTGAGCCTCTTCGTGGGCCGTTTTGATATCCTCCAGGGTGCTTTTCTCGGAAAGCAGGTTGGGCAGATAGTCCCCGTACTTCTCATTGATTCTCTCCAGGGCTTCCTTATGTGCATCAGTCCCTTTTGCTGTTTTTCCCAGGATCCTGAACAGCCCCTCCATCTCTATTTTCTGACGAGCCGACTCTGCGGTGAATTCCCTGAATTCCTTGGAGGCTTCGGCTGCCCTCTGTCTGAACAACAGGAAGGCCGTGGCGGCCGCCGTGATGGCCGTTACCACCAGCCCGATCGGATTGGCTTTGGCCACCACATTGAACGCTTGTAGTGCTTTACGCGTTCGCACAATAGCCCGCATGAATGAAATCTTGCTGACCGCCGCCGCCTTGGTGGTAACCTTGTAGGCAACCAGGGCCGTTGTGGCAATGGCCAGATACTTGGTGAACTCTTCAATCCTGCCAGAGGCAAACGCCTCATTCATTGTCTTGGCAAAATCAGTCCCCTTGCCGGCAAAGAAGTCACCCAGGGGTTTGAGGGCCGCCAGGAGGTTGTTCTTAAGCAGCTGGCTTTGATTCACGGAGTCCTCAATCATAATATTAAAGGCGTCGCTTGAGGCACCCACCGCCTTGGCATAAGTCTCAAGGTCCTCAGCTGCACCCCTGGCGTTCTGCCCAGTTGTGGCCATGATGGCCAGCGCACCCTCAACCCTTCCGGTGAGTTCTTTGATATCCACTCCCGCAGAGGAGGCCTTTTCGGCAACCAGGTCAAAGGCCTCTTGGAGGGTATATGATTCACTCCATCCCTGCCCCAGCTGCTCATTTACGGCGATAAGGGCTTGACGCAACTGTGTCATAGCCATGGATGTGGAGGTTCCCTGCTTGGTCAGGGTGGCCGTAGCGGAGGCGATCTGTTCGAAGCTCACCCCATATGCGGCGGCCAGAGGGGCTACCTGGGCTATATTGCTGGCCAGCTCACTAATTGTGGTCTTACCCAGCTTAACCGTATTAAAAAACGTATCAGAAACCTCACCTGCTTGTGCGGCGGATAGCTTCCACGCGTTCATCACCGTGGTGATACCGTCGGCTACGGTTGCCACATCAGAGACGCCCCCAACGGCCCCCTTGGCGGAGGTCTCCAAAAGCCTGAGCCCCTCAGCACCATCGTATCCGGCAGAGACGATCTGATAATAGGCCTTGGCCAGCTCATTAGCTGATTGAGGCACCTCGGTGGACATACGAACAATGGCGTCTGCATAACCGTCAAAATTGCCCTGCACGGCCGCGGAGATGGTCTGCACCTCCTTCATCGAGTGCTCATACTCAATGGCGAAGTCTTTCACGGCATCCGATGCCTTTGCGAAAGCTATTGCAGCGCCAGCCGCCAGACCGGCGAAAACATCTGCCTTGGTGATCTGTGAGGTCATACCGCGTATGATCCCAATGGCCTGCTGAGATCCACGCATTAATCCGGTGTTGTCTATCCCTGTGGCAAAATACAGGTCATTGCTTCCTGTGGGTATCGGCATGGCTTATACGGCTTTTGGGTCTTTGTATTTTTTGATCTTTTGCATCTTACCATCAAAATCTTCATGCTCTATCCATTCGAATTCACCGTGCTCATCGCGCAGGATCTCACTATTCTTTTGTCGGAAGCCGGCTTCAATCATCATGGAGTTGAGCATCTGATAGCTCATCCCCCACAGGGTGTAATGTGGATCAAATCCAAAGGCCTTGTTTACTATTTCAAGGAGCGAGAAGGGGTTTATCAGCCTGTCATCAGCCTTTCCTTCCCGTGGCTCTCCAGGTTCTCCTGCAGGGCTATTATCTCCGCTGCTCCCGGGCCCATCTTCGTCAGAAGAGTGGTAGAGTTTATGAAAGACAATGTCCCCATCCGAAAAAGGATGGCGTTAAGGAAATAGTGCAGGTCCTTCCATGTGCAATTCTCCCTTAAGAACTCGGGCATATACTCAGGGAACGGGCCCTTTCTGTTATAAATCCCAATGCATATGGCCTCCACAATCACGTCATGATACTTAGCCATGATGCCCGGGGCTGCCTCATCAAACGGCCTGTCTTGGTTGACCGATATCTTCTCCAGGTCTTCCTGGTCTATCTTGGTAATGAGGGGGTGTAGACGCATGACGGTGCCGGTCTTTTGTGGCTCAATGATGATCTCCGTGCGATATTCTTTTTTAACCGTCTTCTTTCGGGTGATCTTGGCGCGGATCCATGGGAGGGAGAAGCGTTTAAGCTCCTCTTCTGTTTCTGTCTTTGAAATGGGGAATTCCTTTGGAAGCATCGATCTGTCATTGATCACAAAAGGCACTACTAAGGGCACATCGGCGATGGTGTCAGCTTGTAGCCCAAGGAGGTCTTGAAGCTCGTTGAACATTTTAATTTAAAATATAAAAGAGGCCACCTTTATGGGGTGACCTCTTCTGTGGAAGTATGATAGTAAAAAACGGTGTCCCGCTATGTACTAACCACGGTGCGCTTATAGGGGGTGTTCACGACACCGGCAGCGGTACGGGCCTCCTGGACGTACACGCGCACGATCACTGTCTCGGAGGACTTCTTTCCGGGAGCATTACCAAAACGGGCCACTGTTTTACCGTTGACAATAAGATGTTCAACATACTCTCCATTAATGGTTGAGGTGGTAAATTTCCACGTCTTGTTAATCTCGGGGATGGTGGTGGGGGCGGACCATTCACCACTTGAAACAGCCCCACCCATCAGCACCAACAAATTGGCGGCAGAGGGGGCATACAAAGAGAATTCGACATAGTCCGGATCATCCTTCGTGGTGATGGTGTGATACGGCGTGTCAGAGGTTTCAGTCATCATGTTCTCGTCACTGGGTTCAGAGTTATTGAAACCCAGCGATCCCTCCACGATGGACTCGGCAAGCTCCGTGAATGAAACGGCGGGTACTCCGTCTCCTACGGTGCCATACTCAATTTTTTCAATTCCAATCGCTTTCATATTTTATTGATTTTGTGTGAGTTCATATCGCATTGTGAAACAGTCAAAGCCTTTCTTGGCCTCTTCCATAATCTGTGAGAAAGCAGGGTCAATAACACAGTAATACCCCTCCGGGCTTGATCCGTTGGCTATAAGCCCCCGCACAAGCGTCCTGATGGCTTTTAAGCGGTCACGATTCACCATCCCGTTATCCGGTTTGGGTACGTAGATATTAATAGCCACCGGGATCACATTGACAACATCAAGAGAGGTGGTCACTATGGCACGAATTACGATGTGCTCCGCCTTAAGATTCAGCGGTGCCGGGCCTTTATAGACCGGCACGCCTACGGACTCTATCATCTCGTGCAGTATCTCCTCGCTATCAAAACCGACAGCCATCAATCGCTTTCTTTAACAGTTTAACCAACAGATCATTTGTCTTTACCTGGCTTGAGGCGATCACGTCCTTCCCGTTGATCTGCTCAACCTTCATGGCGTAATCCATCCCGGCCATTCCGATCAGGACGAACCCTTTGCTGTGTACCTGTGCCAGCTTTGTGGCCAGCCGCCTGGCATTTATCACCCCATCCGGTCCGTTTGCCACACCCTGAAAATCATCCGACACAACGTCACCATCAACAATAACCACATATCCGATCGAGGATCTGAGGTTCCCGGTGATGTCGTTGTAGGCGCCGTTCTCTCTTGCCAGCTTGACGAAATATTCGCCAGCATAAGTAAGGGCCTCGATGATCTTCTCCGTGGCGTTTCGTTGGAACTTTAGGTTCCATCGCAACAGATCGGCATCGCCGAACATTGGTGTCAGGCCAGCCATATCTCAGAGTAACTCTGTAATGGGGGCCAGTACACAATCTTCCAGGTGCGACCATCTACGGTCAGCTCATCCGCTCCCGCTATCACATCAGACTTGGTAAAGAACTTAGCGGCCACCTCGATAATGTCACCATCGGGGTGCTTTACCCTGGTGGTGCCCCCCTCCGAGGGTTCCAGGCGGCCAATAATGGTGGATTGCGATTCACTCTTCCCGGCATATTCACCATTGGTAATCACATCAGTGATCACCTTGATGGTGGCTGTATGGGGATATCGTTTTACCACCAATTTGGTTTTGCGTTTCCTGTTCCAATCATAGAAGCGTTTGCCTTTTCCGGCTCACCATTATTTCGATAAAGCTGTTCGGCCAGGGACCTCATCGCACCACGGCTGAATTTCATTGAGAATCTTCCCTCAGAGAAATCAGGGGACGCGACAATGGCCATATAGCAATCAGCAGCACACAACGCCACGGTGGTGTTCGACTCAATGGCATAAGTGGCCGCCCCATCGTTTGCGATAGAGCGGTCCACCAACACCTTAGAGATATAGTTATCGGGAATATCGGAGAGACCCGGATAAGATAATATTGCTTCTTTGATCGTCATGCTTTACGCATCAGTTAATTATGACCAGGAGGTGGCGTTTGTTTTCAGGATGTAGATCGAATCCACATCATTGAAAGTGGGGAACGCATTGGCCTGACCCTTGGTGAATTCAGCCACCGGATCCAGAGAGCTCCACTTGGAGATCAGCACATGATCACGCTTATTCATGACCGCTATCTTCTTGGCGGCAGCCAGGTTCTCCTCGGCAATGGGCCCATGCTTCACCTGCCCCACGCGCTGGTCGGTCACAAAGGTGACATAGCCCGTTTTCCAGGGGGCCACGGAGGTCATGGCGTGAGCCAGGGACTCAAACCTCACGGCTGAGTTCACAATCTGGATGGGCGGCAAGAGGTGACCCTCAAGCAGCATATTCACGGAAGCAAGATCCAGGTATTGCTTGGTCTTGGAGGTTACTCCCCGCCATCCGGCGAATGTTTCCTTGGCCTCGTCTGTGGCCGCCAGATAGTTGAAGGTGGCCAGGTCCATGATGATCTTGGTGATAACGTGTCCATTTTCCCTTGCATCTTCAACCTTCTCCTTGATATCGGCAATCGGCGTAGCCGAGGCGGCAGTGGACCAGATGGTGTCTACTGCGGTCTTGTTCGCCGAGGGAATCCCAAAGTCCACGGTGGTCTCTGTCACGATGCCGTTATTATTGGCGGCGGTCAGGGCCAGGGATCCATAGGATAATGCCTGCATACATAGGTGCTCTGTACGCGCCATCACGCCGGTGTAGCAGAAGTCGACATCATCAAAGACCAGTTTCAAAAGATCCGCCTTACTACCACCGCCGGCCATGGCCTTCATGGTGTTATAGTCATTCAGATCCTCCTCATCCATTTGCCTCTTCAGGGTGATCTTGGGGATATCACCGCTGATCTTTGTTACGGACCTGCGGGTTTTCAGGGGGGCGCTGGCATTGTACTCGACAACGTCAGCCATCACCGGGGCGCCGCCCGAGCCGGATAGTGATTCCCATGTGAGTTGGGTCGTGTACTTCAGCCCGAAAAACAGCTGCCAGTACAGGGTTCTCAGAAGAGCTTCACGCTTCTTATTGATGTAAGCCTCAAGGTTCTTCTTGTTCAGTTCTTTCAAAAGTGTACGTTCCATTTTGTCTCTTTTTTAAGGGTTACACAAATCTGATTAAGGACAAAGCGGAAAGTGCCTTGATATTTGCATCCACAGAGTAGGGGAGCAGTGATTCCCTAACCCTTCCACGGACCATGATTCCACAGCCCAGGTTGTCATTGGCCAGATCAACGGAGTTCCTTGAAATACCCACGGGGGTGTATTTAAACGCCGCACTTCCGGCAGCCGCTTGCGCCGTTGCCTGTACAAGGCACTCGCCATCAAGCATGGCATGACCCAGGGTGGTACCCACAGTGATGGTGTCATAATCATCCTCCGTGGTAGTGATTTCGGTAATGGCATAAGCCGCACCGACAAGGCCAGAATCGGTGATGAAATCACCCACCTTGAACTCATGGCCCATCAGGACCTTGTAGCCAGTCTCATCATCGGCCTCA